CGTTGCCGTACTTCTTCATAAGTTCGTTTGCTTCATTGATTAAGCTCATCCAGTAAGAGTTTTCTTTTTGCGGTTCATAAAACTTTTTCCGAAACAACCAGAAGTCATTCATGAACATTCGTTCTCTTGTAATTCCGTCTTCCATAACAGTAATCTCCTGCATTTGTTACCCTTGTTACCCAAATGTTACCCACTTTAATCAGCTAAAGGATGCAGTGTTTATGCGGGTTTCGGGACTTTGTTACCCTGTTACCCTGTTACCCGCACTTTTTTGTACCTAGAAAAGAAAAAAGATAAGTGTAAAATTTATATATATTTTTTCTTGTTATATATATGAAAAACTATGGGTAACATGGGTAACTGGGTAACATACTTCAAATAATCCAGTGTTTATGCGGGTTTCGATGGTTTTTTCTGTTACCAAAAATGGGTAACAAATGGGTAACACGATGGTAACAAGCACAAAATGTGCTTCATGAGTCACTTGAATAAGTTCCTTTCTTCTTCGTATTCATCCAGATCAACCATCCTGATTGATATGAATCTCTGGTACGGACCGTCTGCATTGGTTCCTTCTGATATCCGTTTTGTGTACACATCCTTCTTCTCTCCATTGTTACATCTGAGAAGCCCTTCACGTTTCGCCCATGATGTAAATGATTTTCTGGAGAAGCCAGCTATCCTCAGTTGTTCTGTGAATGCATTCACATAGAAATTCAAGTATTTCACTCCGTCCGTGTAATCGATCTCTCCCCACTGATCAACCATGTCGTGTTGAGAATTGAAGTGCTGCCCTTTCTCTTCATATAGTCCAAGAATATACTCATAGCATCTGACCCCATCAGACACCTGCTGTCTGTTTGTAAGAAAAGCCTTTACATCATTTGCCGTCAGTGCTTTGTCATCATGAAAAATATATTTTGTTGCCAGCTCATCAGCTGTGAGGATGGCAGCCATTGCAAGGACCTGCTTCTGCATCGTTTCGTCTGTTGTTAGAAGATCACGATACTTTGAGTGAATTGTTCTTATTTCTTTAGAGTCAATCTCCTTCAGGCAATCAACGAAGATTTTTCCGGCGAATCCGTAATTGTTTCTTACGGTTTCAGCTGTGATCTGTGGATTTTCAAACAGTCGCTCTGTTGACAGTCCAACCTCTATGATCCTGTTGATTGCCCCGCCCTGTTCAGCAAAACTGTTCAGCGGTCTTTCTCCGTTCACAATAACTGCATTCTTCCATGTCCGTACTCTTTCCGACCCAAGTTCCTTATTTGACCTCTTCTTCCCGGATCCGGAACTAAGGTTGTAGATTACCTGTTCGATGTTGTCCCGAATGTTCTTCCGCATCTTTGCTGTGTCATCCAGAATCAATGGGAGATTGTTCAACATATCACTTCTGACCTCCAGCTCGACATCAGTAGTTAGAAAGTCACCCATGTACAAACCTTCGTCCGGGCAGGCCCAGACCGATGCGGCTATCATGAGCATCACAGTCTTCCCGGCTTCCGTCATTCCCCAGAAGTCAACAATCACGGATGCAATATTCAGGAACTTTATGATTGCACTTGAGAAGGATGCAGCCAATGCGAGTCTTGGTTCAACATAGGAAGATGCTCTTATCTTCTTGATATGATCCAACCAAATATCATATGAACCATGTTCGACAATTGCCTGAATGATCTGAGGGAATTTCAGTGCGGCATCAAATGCTATCAATTTGTCATATGGAAGAAACTCTTTGCCGTGCCATCCGAGCTTTGATGAAGACTGAATCAGCGGGATCTTGTCATCGTTGTAATTCTCGACATCTGCCAGAAACTTGACCAGAAGTTTGGATGTTTCAGATGTAACGCTGATGCCATACTTCGATAAATCTGTGATCCGCCTTGAGTTAGCAATCAGTTCTTTAGGAACAGTGATCTCACGCCAGAACCCGCTTCGTTTGAAAGCTATCGTGATTTGTTCCTCGCTGGTTTCTGCGTTCCACATTCGCTTGATCGGAAGGATTGGATGATAACAAGCTGTCTGGTTTGCCTTGCTTGATTCCTGAGACATAACACCGTCCTCAGTGGCGATCCAGCTCCCGCAATACAGATTATCGTATCCTTTTCCTGTCTGATCCGGCTCAAAATTCGTGATTCCATCAATGCTCTGTATGATCTGCTTTTTCTCAAGCCTCTGGACTTCATTTATCCTTCGCTTGACTTCTCTCAGCTGGTCTTCAACGTGCGTCTTTATCTTCAGCTCTTTTGCCCTTTGAAGAATTCTATATTCAAGTTCACCCCTTGCCATCGGATCCTTGAATGATTCGTTCTCACATAATCTCTGGTAAAAATCAGCAGATATTAATTGTTCGGCTGTGAGTTCTTCCGTTTTCACTTGCGCTATTTCTCATTCACCTCCTCCCACAACTTCAACCACCGTCCATAAGTTTGAGGGAGTTCGTTTTCGACAAGACGCCAACCTTCTGATAACGGTTCAAGAGTTTTTTCAGCTCTGACAAGTAATCCAAGATAATTCCCAAGATGTCTCAATTCTTCTTTTTTGTCCTGAATTTCTTTTTCTTTGTTATTCCGCTTTTGTTCTGCTATCAGAAGATCTCTTTTTCTGTGTCGCTTTTCGTTTTTTGTTTCAGCGTGATCATATTCGCCGCCAAGAGACAGATACGCATCCTTGAATGACACATGGTCCATCAGCATCACGAACTTGAAAATATCTCCAGATAACCCACAGCCGAAACAATAGAAACTGTCTTTGTAAATCTTTAGTGATGCGGTACGGTCCCCAACATGAAATGGGCATCTGACGAAACCGGATCTGTCAGGTCGAAGGCCGTACCGTGATACGATATCTGTCATGGTGTATTGCTGTTTGATATCGTTTGCTGTCATGAATCTACACCCAATGTCAAAATATCTATGATCATTTTTCCTGTGTCGTTTTTATCGCAAAACACAAAATCGACATCGTACTTCCTACGAATCGTATTCAGTATTTTGTAGAGAGTCGCTCCGGTTGTTGCTTTCGTATGAACATCTTTCCATCCAGCTTCCGTCCTGATACGCTTTATGCTTCGTGGGTTTTCCCAAAAGACAATATCTTCAAGAGACTCTATGCCGTGACCATGTTCACACAAGAAGATCAGGCGGATACCGTTCTGGTTCGCCCTTACGATTTCACGCCTGAACCTCTCATGTTGTTGGCATACATTAGCGCATAGTTCGGATAAGTTCTGCTTCCTGTCAATCACAAGTCTAGGATTATCAAGAGACATATAATCACCAACAAACAATTTGCTAATGTAATAGTTGACACCACTCTTTGTGAACGTGTCCTGAATTTTCTTTATAGCCCTTGCTTTCTCTCTGGAATCGATTTGTATCGTCATACTCCACCACCGATCAGTTGAATGGCAGCTCCTCTGCAATATTGTCCGGAATGTTCATGAAGTCATCAGATTGTACTGCTCCTTCTGGCTTTTCTCTCTGATCGTTAGATCCTGCAGACTTGCTCTCTACAAATTCAACCCCATCACAGACAACTTCTGTTGTATAAACCTTAGTGCCATCTTCTTTCTGATAACTTCCTGTCTGGATCTGGCCTTCAATGCCGATTCTCATGCCTTTTTTAAAATACTTTTCTACGAATTCGGCTGTTTTTGAGAAGGCTTTGCAGTTGATAAAATCCGCCGTTGGGCTGCCTTCCTTCTTGAACTTACGATCAACAGCTATAGTGAAGCTGGCTATTGTCATTCCGCTGTTTGTATATTTGATATCAGGATCCTTAGTAAATCTTCCCATTAATAAGACTTTGTTCATTTTGTTTCATCTGCCTCCTTTTGTTTTTGAATAAATAAAGCCATGTTTTTAACAATGCCGGCATGCTGACCTTCGTTCAGTTCCGTGATGTCTTTTATGCCGTACTGTTTGCATACATAGTCCTCACGAAGTCCGTTCCCTTCCATGAGTTTTCTAATAGAAGCGACTTTGTCCGGACCTATCTTTGCTTTTGGATCAAGCTGCTGAACAGGCACTCTTGATTTTGCTGTTTTGTCCTTCAGCGGTTCGCTATAGTTCTGATCGGGATCGTCACCTGTTATGATTTTGTATGCCTTGAGCAAAGCATATTTATCGGCATAAGTCATTGCTTTGCCGGGAGCCTTGTCCTGACTGTCCACTCCATCCCCATATGTGGCAATATCGATAAAGTCAGACGGCTTTTCAATATCAACAAATCTATACACCGTTCTGACTCTCATGAACTGTTGTTTCGATTCTGTTCCATCCGGTTTTACCGTTGTAAGAATGGCAGTCTCTACAATTTCACGATCAACAGGGTAACTGTAAACCTTGTGCTTTGCTTCTATCGGTTTAACCGCAGCCAGCACATCGGCTTCACCAACAGCTTTGTACTGATTTTTTCCCCATCCAACATTGAGGTTCTTAGCTACCGCCGTGATCTCAGATGTGATTGCAGACATCTTTTCAAATATGTTCACCTAATCACCTTCTTTCTTATTGTTTGGATTTCGTCAAGTCTTCCTTCAGATTCCTGATGCTCTGGACATAGTAATATGCAGACCTGGCTTCATGTTCCTCATAGATCGGATTGTCTGGAGTGCTTTCCAGAATCCTGTCCAGTCTGTCTTCCAGTGCCTTCAGCCTTTCTTCGTTGGTCATGCCAGCCTCCTATAGTTGTCCTTCATGCAGTCCTCACAGATCTCCATATCATCGATCTCATAGTACGGATCGCCCTCATACAACGAACCGCCACAGATCGCACAATGAAGACATGCACGCTCTTCCAGTTCGTCATCATACCGGAGCTGGTCACGAACCGGATCATTTGTTCGTGTCATTCGTGCCACCCGCTTTCAGTTTCCGGATTGTCCGGAGTAGAGAACGGAAGACCGAGCATGATGTGATTCAGCAATTTCTTGATTGTTTCTTCCTTTGGGTAATCTGTGTAAAGATAGACGTTAAGCAGCTCTATACCTGCT